CTTCATTAAAAACCCGTTGAGGCTCTAGGGCTTTAACGGGTTTTGTCTTATACATATAGTCTAAAGGGGCAGGAAAGGGGCAATAAATTGTAGTTTAAAGTCCATCCTTTTCCAAATCTTCTAGGATATTTGCACGCATGTTTTTAGTAACGTGTGTGTAAATTTGATTTGTAATCTTGGAGTCCTCATGTCCAACTCGATCCATGATCGCTTTTAACGGATATCCTTTTTCGGCAAGCCATGAAATATGGGTGTGACGAAAAATGTGGGATGATAAATTCTTATGTTCAAGTCCAACTCTTGCTCCAGCTTTTTTCAGGCCGAGGTTGAAAGAATTAATTTGAACGGGAACGCCATTTTTGGTTACAAACAGATAGTTCAATTTTTCAAATTTAGGATTCTCAATAGCATCCAAACTCACTTCATCAATGGTTCGTTGAACGAGATCGATTGTCCTTTTTGTGATATCGATTGTTCTATAAGATGCGTTTGTTTTAACGGGTCCTTTAATACCTTTGCGATAGCCTTCAGTTCGGTCTATTGATCCATTTACATGTGCTTGGCGATTAACCAAGTCGAAATCATTTGGCTGCATTGCCGTAGCTTCACCAACACGCATCCCCGTTAAGAACATAAATTCTGCCAGTCTAGCCAAACGATAAGTTGATGGCCTACGATAAAGTTCTTCGATTAATTTCTCAGCTTCTTCACGTTCTAAGTACTTGTTTTCGAGCTTCTTGAAGTCCTCACGAGTTTTTGGTCTCTTCTTGATAATAACGTCAGCCATTGGATTAAAATCCACGTAGCCCATTCTACGAGCGTATTCAAATACCATGTTGAATATAGATTTTATTGTACTTAGGTACTCATCCGAGTAATCAAGTTTGTTGAATGCAGTCTGAAGAAGGGGAGCATCTATATTGTCCGCCCATACATCCGCACTAATCATTCCCTTAACTGATTTTATCGTTGCGTTATATGCCATTTTAGAACTATTTCTAAGCGGTTTTTTGTGACCTTCATACCATTGATCAATCGCATCATGAAACATGATCCGCTCTTTTTTCTTCTCATTAATCGCTTCGTTAATCTTTATTTCTAATAGCTTACGTGCCTTGTTAGAGGCTTGAGCAGAATCGCTTGTGAGTATAACACTCTTCTTTTTGGTCTTCTCAGAATACGGATCTTTATATCTTTCTACATACTTGAATTTTCCATCTGCTAGTTTTTCGATCCACACTTTAAACAACTCCTATTTTCTGATACAATAGGCGTAACCTATTGGTTATTCTCTGTTTGCGCGCCCCCTGACTACCAGGAAAGAGGGGCGTGCTTTTTTTATAGCATTGTAATTATCAACCAAATGCAAAACAAACCCAAGGGGATCATAAAAATAAAACACCCAATTTGCTGAATGGCGTTGCCTGTTTTTTCAATGCTTTCTCCAGATTTCTCCATTCTCTCTTCGAATCTGTATAGATTCGAATTAGCTAGATGCGATTCGTAATCATAAAATATTTTATGAACATCATCTGGATTAAATTGGATGCCACAGTTAGGGCATTGTGTTGTATTAAAAGTTAAATAGAAATCTTTAGAACAAAGTTCGCACTTTATTTTTAGCCTTTTGTTTTTGATATCCATGAATTCACTCCCTGGTTACTGTTTTGCGTACTAATGGGTTACTTCTAAATCAAAAGTAGCTACTTTAGAACTAGGGACGAAATCTATTTCGAACGCATTGAAATCATTTCCATCAACATTTAATTCCCAAAATAGTTGTGTGGTTGCTGTTCTTCCTATTGGAACGGCATCCTGGCCGTTTTGTTGGTTAACCTGAATTAACGCTTTTCCGTCCTTGTCGTAAGCCTGGAAGTAATTTGAATACGGCAAGAAGGGTTCTTCAATAGCTACATTTGTGTATTCTATTTTAACTGCCACCATCTTTGAGGTGTCGTAATCATCTAGGTTGATCATATGTTCTGGAAAAGCAGATTGATTTGTCGTAGCTTCAATTATTTTTATTTTTGCGTTTTCTTGAGATCCGTCTCCTAAAGAAAGTTCCTGTCCTAATCTGTAAACCTCATACGAAGAAACAGACGAGTTAGATTCATTTGAAGACTGGTTACTTGATGAAGAAGAATCGGGAAGCAACTGTTCTTTTAAAATTTCATTTTCAGAACGCAAACTATCAATGGTTGCTTGCAAATCGTTGTTATCAGCATCAGTCTCTCCACCACCGTTTCCACCCTGACCGCCACAGCCTGAAAGCACTAAAGTAACAAATAGCAACCCATATACTACTTTTTTCATTTCTTTTCCTCATTTCTTTGATATAATAATTTTGTAATCTCTCAGAAATGAGTGGCCTAATCGAAGTTGAGCCTTCGGTTAGGCTTTTTTTTAATAGAAGCTTTTAAATACACTTACCGTACCATTTAAATTGAAAAGTATAGTGTATTTATTTTCAGTTTTTATACCATCGTACTTCCTTGCATAATATTTAATAGCGGCTTTAAATGTTTTTTCTGTTATGTCGAGGTGTTCAGCGCACTCCCAAACACTAACGCATCCACTTTCAAAACAATCTAAAATATCTCCAGGTGTAACAAGAATGGTGGCTCCTGTGTCCCTTGCCTTTTGCTCTTGTTTTCTTTTTTCAGGAGTATCTTGCTCAATTATATTTCCGCTACCTGTTAAGTAATGTCCAATTTCTTCGGCAACAGTAGAGTTTAATTCTTCGTAATTCTGTTGGGGATTCAGATAAACAATCGAACCGTGGATCATCCCTTTTTGATGAATGGGCATTAGTGGATCGAATTTGTAATTTAAATCTGGAAACTTCAACATCAATTCCTCATAAACCTGCATTAGATCACCTACTTTAATTTATAGTGGATTATTTTTTCTATACTCAATGTAGTTCAATATATCTTGCATATCCTTCTCTGGAACATCATCATCTATATGCGCAGCTAACAATTCTCCTTTTGCTCCCAATTTACGTTCTCTATCCTTGGATCTATCAAGCAAATAGTCCACAGACACGTCAAAGTAATCTGCCAAAAGTTCCAGCCGCTCTTTTGTTGGGTTATTAGAATTTTTCATTCGGTAAAGCACATTTTTGGATAATCCAAGATCTTCCTCTACTTGATTTAGAGATTTTCCTCGCAATTTTGCTAAATATTTTATCTTGTCAAATACCGTCATATCAACATTCTCCTTAAAAATCACAAGAAAAATAAACTTTGATGTTAAAAATGGTTGACCAAAATAAACATCAATGTTAATATAGTTCTTGTAAACAAGTTTAACAACTATAAAGACAACAAAAACACCGTTGATTAATAAATGCCAACCGCCAAGAAAGCTTTTAAATCAATGTTTATATGTCTTATTTAGCTATGGACTAATTTTAACATCAATGTTAATAGTAGTCAACATAATTTATTAAACAGTTGTTAAACTTGTTTCGTATTTTGATAAGTGAGGTGAAGAGAATGGCAACTTCAAAGGAAACTGTTCAAAAGATCTTGGACTATTTCGATACACAAGGATGGCTTATTCCTGATGTAGCAAGTGCATTAAACGTGTCTGAACAATATCTTCGAAGAGTTTTAAACAACCCAGAAAAACATCCGAAACAAATCACAAACATTATTGCTCATTACAAAATTAGATAGGAGGGATCGAATTGAAAAAGCCGACATTAAAAGAATTGATCATATCTGCTGAAAAAGAAGCAAATCCAGATGATTGGTATCGGCAAGGGCTTATTCTAGAAAAATTTCATGGAATGTCAAAATCGGCTTTGCTGCAATATTGCAAGGAGATGGACGAAATTCCTGAATTCGCAGAAGGCTTGCTTCGCCCGGGACCATCAACCACGTTTATTCATTACCAAACGTTCTTATGGTTTCTAAAGTGGAAAGATACTAACAAGTATTTAACTAATAAAGTATCGCCACACGAGGTGCTTGGTGGTGCTACAGCATGAACTATAACTTGCAGCAAGAACTTATGATCCACGGTCTCATCAAAGAAAAGATGAGAACCTTACACGATCAACTTAACGATCGGAAAGTAACACTGACCGATACACAACGAGATTTATCGATTCGGGAACTCCGAAGTTATCAAGAGTTGATTTATCAGAATCGGTTGAATCGGCAATTGAACAATTCATTAACCAAATAACATGACTGAAGAGGAGATATACAAAATGAATAAATTACAAAAAGAAAGCATTCAAAACAACCGGAAACTTACTGAGATGAGACGTGAGCTTCGTAATACAAAAGATAAGGCTGCGAGATTCCAAATTGAAGAAGATATCAAGGAGTTAAAAGCATCTATTAGAAATTATGGACGTGGCCCTGTAGTTACAAAACCATTCCCTAAATAGAATTGAGGTGGTTTTTTTGAAAGGGTTAAGACGATCGGCATTCATCATCACTATATTTTTCTTGGGCGTTTGGTTCGGAAACCACCGTCAGTTGCCAGATTGGGCAGTCATAACATTACCAGTGTCAATCATGTGGTGGTTGATCAAGTATGACGAGATTGCTTATAAGAGGTGGTTAAGGAGGGGAATGAAAATGCTAATAGAAGAAAAGCTTCATCAATTCCAATGCAAGAGCTGCAATAGGAAGAAACTCATCAACGCTACAGAATTGAAAAAATGCGAGCCGTGGAAAGGTCCCTACTGCACGAAATGCGGCAGACGACTCAAGGAAGTCAAGAAATTATATACAAAAAAATAGCGACTCCGCCGGCAAGCAAAGAGTCGCATACAAAACATATCTGGCTACATTGTAGCACGAGAGGAGAAATTTTCAAATGATTACTATTACTGGACTTAACGATGACATCTATACAGCAATGCTTGGGAACGCTCAAGAGCGAGTAATCGATAGCATCATGACTGCCGCTTGTCAAGGGCGCACAAGCATTACGATCGCTAGTAAAGGACTAACGCCAGGGTTCTTGTCTCAACTTCAGAACGAAGGTGTGGACAATCTGGTAGAACAAGACGGACGTTACAAATTGTTTTGGGAATTTTAAGAGGTGATTATATGAATGATTTCGATTCATTAGGCGCTCGTCAACAGCCTGAAACTGAACCAAATCAAATCGCCGTTGATTGGAAAGGCGATCCACTATACAAAGGCGACACCGTCTACACAACTGATTTGGGATTAGTTCACGAGGATCAGATCATCGACTACGTGAACGAAAACTACAGAAAAATAAATATTGGAGGATTTTAAAAATGGCAAATGATTTAACTCAAACAACACAACGTTCATTAGATGAGCAAGTAATTGGCAATCTAGATCGATTAAAAGATCAAGGGTTAGAAATGCCACCAAATTACAGCCCCCAGAATGCATTGAAGAGTGCTTTCTTCGAACTTACAAATAACACTGCTGGCAACTTGCTTCAAGCAGCTGCTAATAACCAAGAAACGAAGACATCAATTTCTAATGCCCTGTTGGATATGGTTATTCAAGGATTATCACCTGCGAAGAAACAATGCTACTTCATCAAGTATGGAAACAAAGTACAGCTTATGCGTTCATATTTTGGCACCATGGCAGTTCTAGACCGTGTTACAGGTGGAGCTGACATTACCCCTGTAGTTGTTCGAAAAGGCGATGATTTTCAAGTGGGGATGGATGGGCCGAACATGGTAGTCACCAAACACGATACCAGTTTTGAAAATCTGGATAACGAAATTGTTGCTGCTTATGTAGTGATCAAACTTGCTAATGGTAAAGAGACTACAACAGTCATGACCAAGAAACAAATCGATCAGAGTTGGGCTAAGTCAAAAATGAAGGGATCTGGACCTCAAAAAGAATTTCCGGAAGAAATGGCAAAGCGGACGGTGATCAACCGAGCAGCTAAAGCTTTGATCAACACGAGCAATGACAATGATTTATTCGTTCAAGCTGCAAAAGAAACACTTGAAAATGAATTTGATGATCGCCAAATTAAACCTGCAGAACCAGTAAAGGTTCAAGCAATCGAAAATAAATTACAACAGAAAATGGGCATTAAGCAAGCAGAGCCGATTGAAGAATCAGCACCAATCGAAGAATTGATGAAACCGAAAGAAGCTGTTGAGCAGGAGACAGACGAACAACCAGTTGATTTGGAATCGTTAGAAAAAGCATCCGAAGAAGCAGAACCTGTTCAAGGAAATCTTGGTATCATTCCTAACTTTGACAGAGAGGAAGGTGCCAATGATGAAGGAATCCTCCCAGAAGAAGATTACCCGTTCTAAGATCAAGCTCAATGATGATAATTACTACGACAATGAAGCGGACTGGCAGTACATGTCGGTATCTCAATACAAAAACTTTCTCAAATGCCCTGCAGCTGCTTTAGCCAAGCTAAAAGGTGACTGGCAACCATCATCTGATCCAATCGCTCTATTAGTTGGAAACTACGTCCATTCATATTTTGAGGATCTAGCTGTTCATGAAAAATTCAAGGAAGAAAATAAAAACAGGATGTTTTCTTCTAGAAAACCTTATGGACTTTTGAAAGATTTCAAGATCGCTGAACAGATGATTGATCGGCTGATCGTAGAAGATGCGTTCCTAAATCTATACCAAGGCGAAAAAGAAGTGATCGTAACCGGCGAATTATTTGGTGTCGAGTGGAAGGGGAAAATTGATTGCTTAAATCTCGAAGATGACTATTTCGTAGATATCAAAACAAGTAAAGATATTCATGAAAGAAAATGGAATGAGTTTTACGGCCAACGATGTACCTTCATTGAGAATTTTGGGTACGTCTTGCAGATGGCTGTTTATTGCGAATTACTCAAACAGCAATGCGGAAAAGATTTTGTTCCTATAATCGCTGCAGTTTCTAAACAGACACCTAGCGAAGCGAAGTTAATCACGCTGGACGAGGATAAAATGTCATTCGAGTTAATCAACTTAAGAGACAACATCGATCGTATTCAACGGATAAAAATGGGTGAAGAAAAACCAGAAGCTTGTGGAACTTGTGAGTATTGCCGGGCAAATCAACGAATAACCGGATTTACAAGTATGAACGACTTGTAAGGTGGTGATTTCATGGTGAAAGGCGCATTTCAAACAAGTAGAGAAATATTTGAAAATCCAATTTGGACGGATGTCGTTAAGTTTAGAATCTTCTTCTACATTTACGGAAATGCTGTTTTTGCCAAAGAAGGCACCAACGTTGCAGGCATCCATCTGAATCGTGGACAGTATTTAAGATCATACAGGAATTTACAGAATGATTTGGCTTACATGGAGAAAAGAGCGTTCAAGTATTACTCTCTTAACACCATTAAGAGCAAAATTGAACAACTGGTGAAGGAAAATCGAATCGAAATTGAAACTACCGATTACGGAACACTATTTACAGTACTGAACTATGAGGAATACCAAGGGTTTGAGCGTTACACAAAACCCATAAGTGAACAGCAACAGAACAGCAACAGAACAGCAAGTGAACAGCAACAGAACAATAATAAGAATGTTAATAATGATAAGAATGATAAGAATGTAAAAGATAGTACGTCAGGAAAACGCAAAAAGCGCGTTTACGCGGACGACGACCCTTGCAAAATATTATCGAATACTCTGTTAAAAGTTATCAGAAAGAACCATGAAATCAAAGAACCAGATCTTGATAAATGGGCAAATACGATTCGTCTTATGATTGAAAAAGACAAACGACCAGGAAAGGATATTCAAGAATTGATTGTTTGGTCAGGTGAAGATGATTTTTGGTACAAAAATATTCTTTCTGCTGATAGTTTGCGAAAACATTATGACAAGATGATGGCTCAGAAAAAACATCCGTATCACAAAAATAGTAGTCGGCGATTGGAAAGCCAAAACTATGGTGATTATGACGATTTACCAATTTAGTGGAGGTGAAACATGAAAAGCTTAGCAGTTGAAATGAAATCTTTAATTGACAAGGTATTAGTGGTACGTGGCGAGTGTCCAAAATGTCAACAACCGCTATACGGGTACAAAGCAAAGAACAAAGACGGTTCCGAACGATGTGCGCCACTTTGTATGGCTTGCGGTTATTATGATATGCAGCGAAAAGAAGATCGAGAAACCGAACGGATCTACAACGATAGTTTAAAAAACAAAACACTCAATTTCTTTAAATTTGGGTCAGTGATTACCGACAAATCTTTGTTTGACTGTTCTTTTGATAACTACAAAATTATTGATGTTGAAACAGAGACTGCTGTTAATATCACAAAAAGTTTTGTAGAAGCTGTACTGAGTGGTGAACCCAAACACCTTGCCTTGAATGGAAAGTCAGGTAGTGGTAAAAGTCATCTAGCCATGGCTGCTACTTGGGAAATTATTAAGCGGTCAGATTACGACAAAAAATGTCTGTTTATTAGCTATCGTGAATTGTTGGAGCAAATCAAGTATTCATTCAATGACGAGCAATTGAGAAAGGAAATTCAAGGTTCACTTATGAAAGACATTAAAACAGCCGATCTTGTGGTGATCGATGATTTGGGGTCTGAACTAGGAGGAACTACCTATAGCAGTAGTACGAATTTCAATAATGACACATTGAACTCGATTTTAGAAGCTCGTCAAAATCAGGCGATCATTTTAACTACAAATTTGACTGGAAAAGAAATGAAGAACGCATATGGAGAAAGAATAGTATCTCGATTATTTAAAAATTCAAAAGGATTCGCATTTAAGTTCGTAACTACAGCAGATAAACGATTAAGGGCGGTGTAGCTATTGGTTACAAAAACTAGAAGTAAGTACGGAAATACTAAACATGAAGTAGATGGCATTCTCTTTGATTCAAAAGCCGAAGCCAGATACTACAAAATCTTGAAACAAAAAGGGATGAGCTTTCTACCAATATCAGATAATTTTTGCGAAATGCAAAAAAATATGATCTTGCAAGAGGGATTTTATAGTGATGGTTTGAAGGTAGCTCCAATACATTATCGAGCGGATTTCGTCATTTATGAAGAAGGAAAGCTGGTTAAGGTAGTTGATGTCAAAGGGTATCAAGATGCAATCTCGATGTTGAAAATGAAGATGTTTGCTAACCGATACGGGTTCCCAGTGACATTCGCAAAGTTCAATTCTAAAACCAATAGATTCGAGGAAATGAGTTGCTTTGAATCAGCTCGTCAGCAGCGCAAAAGAGCAAGCGATCGCCGCAAGAGAAAATTGGAGGGAATCAAGTGATGGAGAAGTCTAAAGAATGGAATGTTCAATTTCTGGACGTAAATGGCGATGTCAAATATCAAATCAGCCAAACCTGTACAGAATCGAAAGCAGTAACACTTGCTCGAAAGCTGGAACAGATGTGGCGAACACGACCAGCAAATGAACGGAGCAGCAAGAAAAATTCAACGCCGATTGCTGTTCGATCAATGAGGCACTTATGACAAGGAGGGTACAAAGATGGTTACGAGCAAACAAGGACGTCGAGCGCTAAAGCGTGCCAAGCTTGCCCGAATGGTTTACCTTGCCGAGCGTGACGACTTTGACACCAATAAAGCAATACAGCAAGAATTGAAACGACTCAGAAGTGAAACAGCTGTCACCAAATCAGGGCGTAAAGGGTTAACAATCCAAGTCATTGAAGATAGCAAAATCGCTTTTGAGGGCAATAAGAGAGCCGTAGCGGAGTTTTGTGGCTTATCGAAGTATGAAGTGACATGCAGAGTAAAAACAGGAACCAAAGACAACAAAGGGCGTTACTTTGTCTTAATAAAAAACAAATTGGAGGAAAACAAAAATGACTAAACAAGTAAACTTTCGACCAGAGGTAAAAAAGGCTACATCAAAATCTAACGGAAACGTAGAAGTGCTATTAGTGGTAAACAACGGATCACTGAAAGGCCGCTATGACGATCTGAGCGACTTTTTAGGCAAGACAGTATCAGTTACTATCCAACCTGAAACAGTCGGCTACACGCTTCCTATCAATAAACAGACTAAACGTCCGAACGTCAATTATGCAGTAAATAGCGATGGAACAATTGAAGTCTTGAAAGAAGAACAAACTTCATTAGATGTCGGTGATGGTGTCGAAGAAATTGAAATGGTTGAGATTCAAGTTTCCAAAGAAACCATTGACGAATTCATCAAAACCGCTACCTCATTGCCGTTACCAGACAGTATTACAATCAATCCTCGTGATGTATTAATTCAAATTGAAGAAGGCGAGAAAATTTCCGAAGTAGCTGCTGTTTATGAAATGTCTGAAGATGCATTGATTGATCAGATTGAGATCTCTCGTCAGTACTTCGCACCATTTGCTGATACTTGGAGCAAGAAAAAAGATGAAGTGATCTTCAAAGAATTATCAGGTGATTCGGATGGGGAAGAGTGACGGAAAAATAATTATTCTGGAAGATGCAAAATTCTATTGGAGCGTTGGCGTGATTAACCAAGCAAAAGATCTCTTTGGCAAAGGGTTTAAGCCTAGCGAAGTTGCTCAAATCATGAATGAGAAATTGATCGATGTTGGATTATTGTACCTTCACTTATTGGAAAGTAAACAGATTAAGTAGGTGATCCTATGAAATGCAATCGATGTAAAGGCGAAAGGATTATTTGGGGAGAAGATATGTTTGGCCGGGCAGTAGCAAGCAACTGTCCGGTCTGTAATAAAGATGGTGCTGCTGTTCGTAAAGAAACGAAGGAGTGGGGAAATGGACATTCTCGAAGTGTTTTGGACAAACGTTGATTGGCACTTGAAAAATAAAAATTTATCTCTAAGAGAAACTCATGAAAATGCAAGAAAGAAAAGAGCTGGCATTCAATTGCGGACAGTTTCAGAGATTGCAAAATCTTTAAAGATCGATGATTATTCGATACTTTTTGAAAAGATTGATAGTTAGTAATTGGAAAATATCAAGGAGGAAAAGAATGGCAACATATAAATTATTAGCCGCTAGGCGCGATAGTACAGGCTATTACTATACGAGATGGGATAGGGCAACGCCTATATCAGTTAAAGCAGAGACGGAATCAGAAGCGGTTGAGAAAGCCAAAAAGGCTTTAGGTACACCACGAGGCGTTTCTGACAGTTGGGTTTTTAGAGTAAAAGAAATAGTGATTGATTAGTCTAGCATCGGAAGAAATTTTGGAATAGGAGAATGAAAATGACCAAAAAATTCAAAGTCGTAGGCAATAGCCGTTATAATCATAACTTCGAAATAGGTACGATCGTCGAATATGTTCGTACTTACCCAGACGGCGTTTTATGTGTTATCGGCAAGCTTAAATATTTAGAAGGCAGATATCCGCAAGACGTATCCCCTGTCGACTTAGAGGAGGTCAAGGGAGACTAGTCAACTAATGACAGATATTACCAATTAGAAGGGGCCGAAAATAATGAATGAAATTTACAAAGAATATAAGACACGTTATCCAAGTATCGTGCCTAAAGGGTCTGTTGGGATTTGTACGGATGTAGTAAATGCACATGTCTTTGCATTAAAGATTAAGTTTTATAACGGTGAGGAATTTTGGTTTATGAGAAGGGACTTGGAAGAAATCTGACTCCACTATCCACCAAAATAACCAACTAGAAAGGAGACGGAAAATGAAATTTTTAGATCTGTTCGCAGGTATCGGCGGTTTCCGTCTTGGAATGGAACAAGCGGGTCATGAATGTGTCGGCTTTTGTGAAATAGATAAGTTTGCGAGAGCGAGTTACAAAGCTATTCATAATACAGAAAGAGAGGTGGAGATGCATGACATCACATCAGTTTCAGATGAGTTTATTCGAGGAATCGGAGATATCGACATTATCTGTGGAGGATTTCCGTGTCAGGCTTTTTCAATCGCTGGAAAGCGGCAGGGTTTCGAGGATACTAGAGGAACTCTCTTCTTTGAGATTGCAAGGTTCGCATCTATTCTCAGACCACGGTTTTTATTCCTTGAGAACGTCAAAGGACTCCTCAATCACGAAGGAGGGGCTACGTTCGAGACAATCCTCAGAGCCTTGGATGAACTTGGGTATGATGCGGAATGGGAAGTGCATAACTCTAAAGACTACGTTCCGCAAAACAGGGAGCGAGTTTTCGTTGTCGGACATCTTAGAGGAGAACGTACCGAGCAAGTATTTCCTTTCGAAAGAGAAAGTAGAGGCATTGATAAAGAATCTGGAAGAATAAATATTGTAGGGTCAACAAAAAGAAAATACCAATCTTCGCTGGGACAAAGAGAAGTGGTTTATAGCTCTAAGGGTTTGGTGGGTGCTTTGACAGCCACAGACTATAAAGGACCTAAGCAGATAGCTATCCCAGTATTAACGCCTGATCGTACTGAAAAACGGCAGAATGGCAGACGATTCAAAGAAGACGGTGAAGAAATGTTCACGCTAACGGCTCAGGATCGTCATGGTGTCATGGTTGCCGGAGGTCTTTATACGAATGATTCCGAAAGGTTTAGTCGTGGTGTGCTGCCTGGACTAAGCAGAACACTTAAGTCGCAGAACCATGATGCCGCAATTTTAATAAAAGAAGCAACTGCACAAGGTTACGTACAAGCCCTGCCAGGAGATTCAATCAATATCAGCCATCCAAATTCTGAAACAAGACGCGGGCGAGTTGGTAAGGGTATTGCCAATACTTTACTAACAGGAAAAAAGCAAGCTGTAGTTACAGAAGAATTTCAGATTCGAAAACTAACACCTAGAGAATGTTGGCGGCTGCAAGGATTCCCAGATTGGGCATTCGATCGTGCAAAAGAAGTTAACTCCGATAGCCAACTATATAAGCAAGCAGGCAACTCAGTTACTGTGCCAGTGATACATGATATTGCTAGAAGATTAGTCAGCTATCCGACGATATAGCAGAAAGTGAGGAATGAATATGAGTGAAATTAAACAAGAAATATTAGACCTATTAATTTTAAACGGACGTAAACCTCAAACAATAAAAAGTGGGGAACGAGTAGTTTATTTGTACGATGCTTTAAATATAGTCAACAAAGAGTTTTCCAAAACCGAACAACCGCAACTCAACGAGAATCAGCAGATTGTCCTAGATTATTTGAAGGGAATAGCCGTAAAAACTGACAGTGCTCCAATTGTATCTTTTGCAGATTTCGGATGGCAACACTTTAGTTCAGCGTTACCTTCTACCGTTGAGCAAGCTTATCAATCGATGGATGGCAAACAGGATTTAGTGGTTATGAACGCTTATGTTAATTGGGCTTTGAAACAGGAGGAAGAGTGATGACCACAAAAGCAGGCTTCGTAATCTGCTCGGAACCTGATCACATTAATTTAACTTGTCCAAATTGAGATGAAAACTTTGATGTTGCATGGTCTAAACTACACGATGAGTACGGGGAAGACTTATGGGCAGGAGGATACGGAATTGTTGAGTGTGAAAGCTGTCATGTAGAAATTGAACTTGGTGATTATGAGTACGATTAATTCCGCAATCGTCAGCAATAAATGAATTGATAAAATAAATGAATCTACTTTGAGAACAGTTCTAAAGTAGATCCACTTTTATCTGATAAATCAAAAGATAGTTAATAACTTATTTATAGGGCAGTCGCTAGTGTTAATAATAATTTCCCAGCTGTCGATGCGATCTTTGGATACTTACTTAAAAATTTATCGAATCTTGATAAAAAACCAGGTTTGATTTCTTCAGTTTCGATAACCTCTACCATCTCTTTCCCCTGGGTTAAATCAGAACCTTGTAACTCTTGGACTAAAGATTTTAGTTCTTCTAGGCTCGCACCAAAGTTGTTGTTTACAGTACCATAGTCTCCAATATTTGACGAATGAATACCGCCTTGAACGTTAAACTGATTTCTAATGGTTGGTGTATCCAATGTTCCAGATAAAAAATCATGTCCTTTTCTTGTAACAGACAAGTTGTCATCTATCAAAGCTCCGCCTTTAAATCTATTAACGGGACCGCTAGCCCATTGGCACTGAATCATATTTTCTTTATATAGATCTTCGATAATATTGTAAAGCTCTTCTTTACCAATTTCAGGCAATACATCCTGTGCTTCTAATCGCTTTCTTTCAATAATTGCATTTAAAACCAATTTCAATTTCTCGTCATAACTCATGATAAAAAACCCCTTTCATATGTAATTATTATCTTACAAACGAAGTTATATGTCATCAATTTTAAGAAGAAATAAATGAGAAAATTAAAAAATATTAGATCTTCAGAGAGAGGTGGTCAAAATCTTAGCTACTGACTATATAGATTCTCATAAAGATGAACAAGGGAATGTGCCAATCCTACTGAATTGTGGCGTAAAGCAAAATAACAGAATTATCGTCCTAAGGGTTTCGTCTGATTTTGCAAAATGGATATACTTAACATCGGGAACAGGCGCTTACTACACAAGTGCAATAAGGACCGTTGACAAACAAAATATATTCGGAGTAACAGAATTATATGCCGATCATTTTCCAAACATGAGAATAGAACAGGAGGGATAAGATGGTACCAAAATTTAGAGCTTGGGACGGACAGGACATGGTGATGCGAGATGTCGAACAATTAAGGTTTGCCCACAACTCAAATAACCACGTTGTCTATATTACGATAGTCGCCGAGGAGTGGGCAACGGGCCCTGCTTTAATCCTGATGCAATCCACTGGCTTGAAAGACAAGAACGGCGTGGAGATTTTCGAGGGGGATTTTTTAACAAGCAATGTCCAACCTTGCAAAATGGTTAATCCAATAAAAGATGGTTACGGAGTTGTTTGTTTTGAAAACGGAATGTTTAAACTTGGTGCTATTAGCTTAGTAACTTTTATTAGCAAAATGGAAGTCATCGGCAATATCTACGAGAACCCAGAACTATTGGAGCAAGCCAATGAAAAATAGCCAAGCAATCATCATAATACTGTTGACGATCGCAGGCTTGAGTTGGCTATCCTATACAATAGTTGACCAACAGGAACAAATTGAGCAGTTACAAGAACAGCTGCAGCATGAGCAGATGAAGTACAAGATTATTATAAACGATCCGCTGGTGATAGATGCGATGGAAGCAGGTGGATAAATGATGGACTTTGCAGTGTTAGTAGCCGTGGCACTTTTTGCCACAGTATTTGCTAGTGTGATTTTCGGTAAAGAAATGGATGAAAAGGAGAAGAAAGCCATTGCCAAAGAAAAAATCGAAAGTAAAAAAGAAGAAGCGTAAGTTGCTAGAAAAAGCCAAGGCGAACGGAACATTGAATAAAAGGGCCCTTGGTAAGACCTTGAAGAGTTTGATCATTGATGAAGAACATCAATATGGCTCACATTTTGATAAATAAAAAAGCCACTACCTTTTGGGTAAGTGACCTGTGACAAGACTATTTTACCATAAAGGGGTGGCGTTTGTGAGATTTCAATGGCTTAAAAACTACCAAGACTTAGAAGAACAAATACTCTTCATGAAATGGAATCTTAACAAGAGTAGGTTGGAATTAGATCGATGGGTCAACGGTGATTTAGCAAACGTGCGCCTTGAAAAAAATTCAAGATCATCATCGTTGGAAGAAAACATCAGGATCATAGAGAATGAATTAGAGCTGCTTGAAAAAGAAAAAGTTGAACTTTTGGAATTAATCAATTCATTCAGTGGAGCAGATGTTCAAATTGTAAAGTTAAAGTATATTGATGACATGGATGTTTATGATATAGCAGATGCTACTGGTTACAGCGTGTCTTATATAAGAAAGCGGCATACTGAGATTCGAAAGACATTGTCGTTTGTTGATGAGTATGAGGCACGGCGAGAGGAACGCTTGAAGAAGCAAGAAGAAGTGGATTACTATTCAGCAGACCAAGATCAGTTGAGCTTGTTTTGACATTGCCACAAAATGCGACCTCAAAGCCTGTGTATATTTCTTGATTTAAACGGTTTATAGTAATAGCGTAGAAGAAACGGAGAGACGGTTATTGGACTACTCACACTATTCCATAACTGAAAGGGGGCTAATCCCTCATCGCTTTACTTCTTTGACGGATAAATAAAGACAGCACAATTTTTCGAAAGAGGTGGATCATCTCATTCAGATTTTGCTAGTGCTGTCTTTTATTTATTCACTTCTTTTCCTTTGTTCGGTATGATGTTTGTATCGAAGAAGAGGAGGGTGTTTTAATGTTTAAACAGTTTGTTTTAGATTCGTTAGAGATGAAATTTTTAACCGGTCTTGTTTTTCTCTCTTTAATTGTCTTTATTTCTCTTTCAGTAATAATTCCGGGTAAATACGAAAAAGCTAGACTTTCTAAAATTGAAAAGGATAAAATTAGAAGAACAACAGAGAAAAAAAGAAATACTATGCGATATTATTTCTTTTTAAGAAGACTTTCAGTTTATTGCATATTGATTATTTCTATCTCACCATTAATTTTGCAAATGATTACAAGCTTCGACAGCGACTCCAACAAAATTTTTGAAGAAATAAAAAATGAATTTGTGTCAACTGAAAACAATGTTGTACAAAATACTGAAATAAACGCCGAAGAGGAAGTTGAGGATGATAAACCATCAAAAATTACAACTGAAAAACAAAATGAAATCATAAAAAAAACCACGGAAAAGCTAAGGGAAAGTTTTAATTTGTATTTTTTAATATTTACCATAGGGGCAGTATTACTTTTTATTAAAAGTGTAGATGATTTAAGGAAAATTTCAGAAGAAGCAGTAGATAGTGGTATAAAAATTAACTGCGAGCGAAATGAAATAGTAAAAGAGAGATTTAACACCTAAAAAGCCTTAGGTGTTTTTTTATTATGATCAAAAGGAGTGATAAAAATGAGGAAATCGAAAGATCACAAAAAGAAATCTGTGCAAGAAATACAAGATGACTTCATTGATCTTCTAACTCAGCTACGAGAAGAGAAAGACATTGATGCTATCGCTGAATTGTTTTGGAAAATCATTACAGCATACGGATTAAAGGTAGACGAACTTGCAGCACTGAACTACTACACGATGAAGCGATCGCTTGAGGTGCCTGTTAATGCAACGCTTCTGAAAGAGCGAATGAAGTTGGATGTTACTCAGCTTGGAGTAGATGGAATCTTACAAGTTCAGCGTGCGTTGATCACCATCTACACTGAGCAGTTAGCTAAAGAACAATGATACCTATCGTCAAAACCAAAGCGGATCGAGCTAGGTTTTATGGATCGACTAAGTGGAGAAATCTAAGGCAGTCAATACTTGAAAGGGATCACTATGAATGCCAGTGGTGTAAAGCAGAAGGCAGCCTGACCACACAGTATGATTCGATACTGGAGGTCGATCACATCAAAGAGTTAGAAACAAATCCAGAGCTAGCGTTTGATCCAGACAATCTAAGGACGTTATGCAAGGACTGTCACAACAAGCGACACGATCGGATGAACTATCGTGGCCAACCAAAGAAAAGAAAGTGGGATGATGAATGGTGGTGAGTGACTACCTAAGAAAAAAGAATCCCAAAAATGAACAGAAAAGTAAGCCGAAGTGGGGACCAACATACCCCCGGTCGAATTATTTTGGGGTCAAATCCCAATCTAGGGAACCGGTGGGAGGGGTTAACTGTCCAAATTTATGACTAAAATTTTTTTTGCTAGGGGGGTGAGAGCCTTTGAAGATGTCAGATTTAAAGAAACAGTTGCTGAGACAGATTGACGTAAACGATCAGATGGAACTTGAAAAAGTTGAGAGATACCTTGATTTAGTTAGGCTTTATCGAAAAATGGATAAAGCTGTTAAGCAATACGGACCAATTGTCGAAGGCTTTAACGGCACTCAAACGTATCTTAAAACTAACCCAGCAATCGCTCAAAAAGTTACGATTTCTCGTGCAATTATTGCTCTTGGTAAAGACCTTAACCTTGATGATTTGAACGGTAAAGTAGTCACTGATAATCAAGATGATTACGATGAGAGTGATCTAACATGATTCATCAAAAACACGTTGATTACTATATCGAACAATTCAAATCAGGGAAAATAAAGTTTAATAAAGAGCGAGCAAATCTAATTGAGTATTTAGAACGTGATGTTCTTAGCCGGGATGATGTTTACTTCGATGATGTGATGATTGATAAGTGCATTGCTTATGGTGAGAAATGGTATTTCCCGATGCAGCCATTCCAGAAGTTCTTAATCGCATTCATCTTTTTTTATTTCAAAAAGAATGACCGGAATGTTTATCGTAAGTTTCTTTGGATGTTTGGTCGAGGTGGAGGTAAAAACGGGCTGCTGTCTGTAGTCCTAAACTTTCTACAAACCGAAATGCACGGCATCATGGACTACAATGTTTCGATCGTTGCTAATAGTGAGGATCAAGCGAAAACATCATTCGAAGAGATATACAATACAATCAAGCGGAATAAGACGTTACAAAAAGCTTTCGAATATGGCAAGTCTGTGATCACCAGCAAAAAGACTGGAAGTAAAATAAAATTCCGTACAAGTAATGGCGATACAAAAGATGGATTGCGTGATGGAGCAGTAGCTTTTGATGAAGTCCATCGGTACGAATCGAACAAAGATGTAAAAGTCCATATTAGTGGGCTTGGTAAACGTCCGAATCCGAGGGAGTTTTATGTGGGTACTGACGGTTATGTTCGTGAGGGATTCTTGGACAACATGAAAGAAAAAGCGAAAAGAGTGTTGAGCGGTTCAGTCCGTTTCAATGCTCTTTTTCCTTTCATTTGCAAACTTGATTCAGAAGACCAGGTCAATGATCCTGACAATTGGGAGTTGGCAAACCCTATGTTTCATCAGCCACTATCTGAGTATGCGGACAATCTTTACGAAACTGTTATGGAAGAATACGAGGATTTGGAAGACGATCCAAGCAACCGAGAAGAGTTCATGACTAAACGTATGAATTTACCTGTCACAGACTTAGAGCGATCGGTGGCTAGTCGTGAAGAGATTCTGGCAACAAACAGACCATTCCCAACAAACCTAATCGGTAAACAAGCCATTGGCGGTTTAGACTATGCCAGTCTGCGTGATTTCGCCGCTTGTGGGCTTTTGTTTCGTGATGGGGATGATTATGTATTCAAGACCCATTCATTCGTTAGAAAGCAATTTGTGGACATTTACTACGGGTATTCCCGTAAAGCTTCTGAGACTACAAAAGAAAAATTTGCACCAATAAGAGAATGGGAAGAAAAAGGGTTGCTGACGGTCATAGATGGGCCCACAATCGATCCTAAAACAGTTGTCGGCTGGTTTGTTGAGCAACGTGAAAAATACGGTATAACTAAAATAGTAGCCGATAATTTCCGGATGGATTTATTGCGACCATTGTTTTTGGAGGAAGGATTTGAAATTGAAGTGATCAGAAACCCAACTGCTGCAGATAATTTACTGGCGCCAAGGATTGAAGATGCTTTCGCCAATAATCATATTATCTTTGGTGATAATCCATTGATGCGCTGGTACACAAACAATGTACTAGTTAAGACTAACGGTGATGGGAATAAATCATACAAGAAGAAAGAAGAGGTTCGTCGTAAGACAGACGGCTTCAAGGCTTTTGAATACTGTCTATGGCGTGCTGATGAAATCATTGACTACGACTATGATGATGCCTTTGACATGTTGGATGAAATTGAATTTTAGAAAGCGAGTGATCATTATGTATAAACCTCAATATCTTAATGTAGAGCGTGTAAAAAATAATGTAATGGCTGGTAATACAGTCTATTTCACAAAAGTAACTTCAACACCTTTGGGATACAAGAAGAAACCACCTGAACAGATCCAAAAAAAATCAGGTAGGCGATTTGCCGGAAAGTGAAGGTGATCCATATATCTAATCCAATTGAAAGGTGGTGAAAATATGTGAGTTTATTTGATGTCTTTAAGCAGTCCATACGTAATGAAGAACCTTCAGACTGGATTCCTGATCTTGTCTATGGTGACGATGAATCCGCTCGAGCATATCTGAAAATCATGGCCAAGAATACAGTGCTTGATTTTGTTGCAAGAACAATGTCTACACTGGAAGTAAAGTTCAAAAACAAAGATGGCACCGCTGATTGGGAATACATTTTGAATGTTCGACCTAACAATGATATGTCGGCTGCAACATTCTGGGAAAAGTTCTTCTACCGACTTATGGACGACAACGAAGTACTGGTCATTTTTACTGAAGATAACCAATTGCTGATAGCTGATGATTTTTCTCGTACGGAATATGCCGTTTATGATGATGTGTTCACTGGCGTAACAGTAAAGAACTATGTATTTCAAAAAAACTTCAATATGTCAGATGTGATCTACATTGAATACAACAATGATAAACTTGATCGTTTTACAAAGGGCTTGTTCGAAGACTATTCCGAGTTATTTGGACGAATCATTGAAATTGCAATGCGAAACAATCAAATTCGTGGATCGGTGTCTATCGATTCGACCGGAAGTATTAACGAAGAAAAAGGAAAAGACGGCAAGACACGAAGTCAAAGATTACAAGAGTATATTGACAAGGTCTACAATGCATTCAAAACAAAATCCGTAGCGATTGTAGCAAAAATCAAAGGGTTTGAGTACGAGGAGTACACTAACAAACAAGGAGTTTCCAATCAGTCGCTCGACGAATTGAATAAGATGAAAACATCATTGATCGATGATGTAGCCAACGCCATAGGAGTTCCTACGGCGCTTATTTATGGTGAAAAAGCTGACCTTGATTCTAATCTAGATGCTTTTCGTAAACTTTGTATCGCGCCTTTAATGAAAAAGCTACAAGACGAACTAATGGCCAAGATTATTACGAAACAAGAGTACAAAAAAGGCGAACGTATCAAGGTTTCTAAGGTTCTACCAGTCGGCATTCTAGAAAATGCAACTCAAATTGACAAAATCGTTTCTTCTGGGACGTTCTTGCGTGATGAAGTGCGTGAAGTGACCGATTACGATCCGTTGCCTAATGGTGAAGGTCAGCAACTGATTATGACCAAGAACTATGAAAAAGTATTGAAAGGGGGTGAGGAAGAAAATGCCGAAAGTTAAAAAAGTACCGTTTCAATTTACCAATGAGATTCAAAATGGTAAACACATTCTCACCTTGAGTGGAAATGTCCAAAAGAAATACTGGCGGGATGATGATGTTATCAACGCGAAAGACATTCGTGAAACATTAGATACTGTCACAGATGACATCGTGATCAAACTGAATAGTCCTGGTGGCGACGTGTTCGAAGGGATTGAAATTTATAACTATTTGAAAGATCATCCGTCCAACGTCACTGTCGAAGTTACTGGTTTAGCAGCAAGCGCCGCAACTTTTATCATTGCTGGCGCTGACGAAGTGATTATGAACGTTGGAACTTCATTGATGATTCACGAAGCTTCTACCTTTGCTTGGGGTAATAAACAGGATATCCAAAAAACGCTGAACGCTTTAGAAACTATTGATGATTCAATTCTGGCAATTTATTCAGATAAAACCGGTCAATCAGCCGATCAACTGCGTGAATGGATGAATGAAGAAAAATGGTTCACAGCAGATGAAGCTGTAGAGTTTGGATTTGCTGATTCTGTAAAACGTGCCGAACCTCAAGAAGAACCGCAGGATATTGCATCAATGATTCAAAATGCCGTTGCAGTTGCAATGGCTAATATCCAACAACCTGTAACAAATCAAGTGGAACAAGAACCTAAACAAAAATCATTAATCGCACGATTGCGAAAAGGAGAATAAATTATGTTAAAAATTACAGACAAAACTGCAGATGCGAAGAAAGTCTTTAACGCTATTTCTGCAAAAGAAGATGCAACACCTGAACAAGTAAACGATGCTTTAGAAGCTTATGTCACTGCTATTGCAGAAGATGCAGGAAAACAAGTGCGGGAAGAATATAATGAATTAAAGAACGTTACTGATAATCGTGTCTTAGAAGCACGCGGCATTCCGACCTTAACTGCAGAAGAAACAAAATTCTATAACGAAGCAGTTAAAACTGGCGGGTTTGATTCTGATCTGGTTTGGCCAGAAACTATTTTGGAACGTGTCTTTGAAAACTTGCAAAAAGATCATCCTATTTTAGGTATCATCAACTTTACGCCTACTGTTGGTCGGGTCAAAGTACTTCGTGCTCGTCGATCAGGTGTTGCGGTATTCGGGCCATTACACAAAGATTTAGAAGGACAATTGGACGCTAAGTTTGGCGCTGCTGAATTTGTTCAACTTGCATTAACTGCATTTTTCTTAATTTCGAACGACACACTTGACTTGGGTCCACGTTGGATTGATCGTTTCATCAACATTTCTTTAACCGAAGCTGTTCGTGATATTTGGGCAGAAAAAGTTATCACTGGTACAGGAAACGATGAACCTGTAGGCTTGCTTAAAGATCTTGACGGTGCAGTGACTGGTGGTGAATATCCTGATAAGGCAGCAGCCGGAACTTTGACATTTGCAAAAAATACCATTGTTACCGAACTTGCTGGCGTAATGAAGAAATTGTCTAAGTACACTTATAAAATCGATAAAAACGATGCTGGAACTACTGAATACCGAAAAGTATCTGGGAATGTATATTTGATTGTTAATCCAGTCAACTACTACGATATTATTTCTGCAGTAACTTTTGCGAACCTTAACAACGTATACGGTTCAAACATGCCGTTCATCAATGTTGATCATATTATTGAGTCTGTTGATGTACCAGAAAATAAATTGATCGCATTTGTTGGCGGCGAATATGAGGCAACGCAATCTCGTCCAGAAAAAGTGTATGTTTACAAAGAAACTTTTGCGATGAAACGTGCAACTCTTTACGCAATTGATATGTTGGGTAATGGCTACCCAACGAACAACGATGCTGCTCAAGTCTATGATTTAGACTTTACGCCAGCACAAGGTGGCTCGGGGGAGTAACAACGCCTAACGCTCGTATGGCGACTGTAGACTATTCTAGCCTTACGGTTCCAGAACTAAAAGCGTTGTTAGACGAGCGTGCAATTGATTATGCAAGCAACGCTAAGAAGCAAGATTTGATTGATCTATTGGAGGGATGATGAATGAACGATCAAGTGTTTATTGATGAATTCAAGGAACGTTTTCGTATTTTTCATTCGTCCGAAGATGAAAGTATTGGCAAGCAACTGGAAAGTGGGCTTGCCGATATCAAATCGATCATTGGAGAGTTCGATCCTTCAAAGTATGAAAAGGGCAAAGAGTTGGTCTATGAGCGTACTCGTTATTTAAGAAACGAGGCACTCGAATACTTTTATGACAATTTCCAAGTGATGATAATGGATGCTTCAATTGACTTGGTAGGTGATCAAGTTGCCGATTAAAACAAAATATGAAAGACCTGAAATTGTAGCCGGTGATTTAAATACGCCGGTTACTTTTTTTGAAGTAAAACCAAACGATGGACCTGAACCGGGTGAACAAGACCACAAGAAATTGTATTACTGCACCTGCTTAGTCTACAATCCTTCTTCTAAAGATAGGGATATTCTAAGTGGCAAAGGAACAAAGAAAGCTGTCACAATCAAGATTCGAGATCCATTCACAGATTATTTGCCAAACAATGCGCATAAAGTAGTCTTGGATGATTTCCGATACAAAGATGATTTATGGGATATTGTAGATTTTGCGCCAGATGTTGAGAATAACGATTTTCTTAAAATAATCTTGGGGGTGACTTCATGAGCGTTTCAGTTAAAGGCGTGGATGAGATTCTAAAGAATCTCGAAGCCAAGCTTGGTCCTGCAAGAACCAATCGAATCGTAAATAAATCGCTTAAGAACTATGGGCAAAAACTGCAGCGAGATGTGCAAGAGGCGGTATCCAGTTACATGGATACTGGTGAAACGCATGATACAGTTATTGTTTCCGGAGTGAAAAAAGGACCGCCTAAAACAATCGAAGTTGGTTGGGGTCAAGGTTCAAGATGGCGCTTAGTTCATTTAAATGAATTTGGCTATACTCGTTTTGGTAGATATGTCAGCCCTAGAGGAATGGGGAAATTACAAGGTGTGGTTGATAAAACAGAAGGATATGCATTTGAAGAGATGCGGTCAGAATTGGAGGAGTTAGCACGATGAAAGATATGATGATGGAAGTTTACAATGTTTTATCTGCTGATCCTACGATCGCAACAGAGGTTACTGCAAAGAACATCAAATTCTATGAAGTACCTGAAAGCTTCGATTCGACCAAACCTTTTATTATCATCGATACACCACTTGGACCGCCAACTAGTGCTTACTACGCAGCCAACAAAGAGATGTCACAGACGTTCAGCTATCAAATTAATGTTGAAACTCAATCAAGGATTTTGACAAAAGAAATTGCTAAAGCAGTGAAAGCTGCGATGTGGGAATTTGGTTATGCTCAGTTAAACGGTGGGCTTGACGAATATTTCCCTGAAACAAAACGCTTTGTGGATGCAAGGCGATATCGAAAAAATACACAAATTCACGACACTGATTATTAATCGGTGTCTATTTTATTAGGAGGAATTAACAATGGCAGAAACATATGGTTTTAGTACATTATCTACACGGGTCTTGAAAACAGATTTAACACCCGATACATCAAAACAAATTCGAGTGCTTGAAGGTAAACAAAAAGAAGGTGGACCTACAGCGTTTGATTTGACTGGTCTATCAAAAGAAATTCAAAAAGTTTTCGCAGGGGATCGGGAGTACTGGATCGCTGCAAAAGGTACGGGAACTGTTGCCGCTAACTTCGGTTTGCTTGATGTTCCAGTTGCTATTGAACAAGAGTTGCTAGGTTTAGTTACATTTGGTGATGATGGCGGTATTGATGGATTCGGTGATAAAACGGAGCCTCCATACGTGGCAACTGTTGCTGAAGCTGAAGATCTATATGGCGAACCAGTCGCATTTGCAATGCTTGCAGGTAAATTCAATCGTGATGGCTATTCATTAGCTACTAAGAATGACGAAGATTTTACGCCTGAAGCCGGTGAATATGTATTTAATGCTATCACTCGTGATATCACAATCGGTGAAAAAACAGAGAAAATGAAAGTGTTGCGTGCATTTGGTGCAGAAAACGTTGCTTCGTTAAAAACTGCTGTTCTCGGTGGTCCAGTTACACCTCCAAGTGGCGGCGGTGAATAATGAAGGGAAAGGTTAGTCTTCGGACTAGCCTTTTTATTTTTGATTAATAGGAGGAATTATACATGTCAGAAATTGGAAAAGAAATCAGATTGGATTTAATGATCAATGGAACAAGAAAGACCTTCACACAAAGCCACGTACCGTATTCAAAAGCTTTAGATTACACGGATGGTGAAGCAAAACTTTTCAAGAAGGATGATGAAGGCAATGATATTGCTCCTTCAGCCAGAGCGCTTGCTGAATTCCGTGCTGAGTTTGTAGCCGGCTTGTTTGATGATAAAGATTTAACCGGAACTGTCCTTTTAGATGGTATCGATGCATGGGACAGAGATTTGATCATGGAAATCATTATGTACCGTGTCTTAGGTTACGAGAAAGACGTGGAAGAATCAGATCCAACAGATAAGAAAGACCCAAAAGGAAAAAAGGACGGAAAATAAGTCCGTCCGATCATCATGAGTTACAGCTAGATGTTGTGAGATCTATATTGAAGATTTATCCCAGTTGGACAATCAATGACGTTCTAAATACAGATACGCTGTACCTTTATGAAATTATGTTTAAACAAACGCCAAAAGGAAAGAAAAACAAAAAACGCAAAGAAATTAAGCCGTTGGCTGATTTAGTGAAAGGGGGCGGATGATTTGGCTGGTGCAACTCCATTAGGAAATATGGTCATAAAGCTAGGTTTAGATGATGCTGATTTTGGGAAAGGCGTTGCTAATTCTAAAAAGCAAGTACAATACCTAGCAAAAGAAATGCAAGCAAATATGAAAGTTGCTGACTTGGCAGGGAACAAACTTGGCAAATTAGGCACTCGATACGATGGTTTAACACAGATTATCAAAGCACAAGAAAATCAAGTGACCGCCCTCAAGAAAGCCTATGATGGTTCATTTGTTGATGGTAAAGCTACTGACTCCACGAAACGGCTGGCTAACCAATTACAAGATGCTAACGGTAAACTGGCAAACTATAAACTACAGCTACAAAATACCGCAGGAGCGATTGCTGACTATCAAATCAGAAATGAAGGTTTAACTGGTTCAATCAATAAAGCAAGCGATGTTTTAATAAGCAACGGCAAAAGACTAGGGGACATAGGGTCTAGTTTGACAAAAGGCTTAACTGTACCTATTGCGGCTGGCGTGACAGCTGTGACTGCCGCTGCTATTAATTGGGAATCAGCATTTGCTGGTGTAAAGAAAACATCAGACGAAGTGGTGGATAGCAATGGTAATGTTGTTTATTCATACGATGATCTTGAAGCGAGTTTAAGAAATCTTGCAAATGAACTACCGTCAACCCATAGTGAAATAGCTGCTGTTGCCGAAGCTGCAGGGCAGCTGGGGATCCAAACAGACAATGTTTCTGCATTTACTAAAGTAATGATCGATCTAGGCGAGTCAACAAACATGAGCGCTGAAACAGCTGCTACTGAGTTGGCTCGTTTTGCTAATATTACTCAAATGTCGCAAGATAAATTTAGCAACTTAGGTTCTGCATTGGTTGACTTAGGTAATAACTTTGCAACAACAGAATCTGAAATATCGGCGATGGCATTACGGTTAGCAGGTGCAGGTGCTCAAATTGGTATGTCCGAAGGCGACATTTTGGGATTTGCAGCAGCATTAAGTTCTGTTGGTATTGAAGCGGAAGCTGGTGGGTCTGCCTTCTCTAAAGTGATGGTTAATATGCAATTAGCTGTTGAAAAAGGAGCGGGCTCATTTGACGAGTTGAAAGCACATGCCGAGGATCAAGGCGTTTCTTGGGAAAGATTAGTAACAGCGGTGCGAAATGGTGGCAAAGAACTAACTGGTGTTTCCAAAGAAATGGGATTTACATCTGCAGAACTTAAAAAGATGTATAAAGAAGCTGACAATTCGAAAACTAGCTTGGAACAGTTTGCTGATGTTGCCGGAATGACTGGTGACAAATTTGCTGAAATGTTCAAATCTAATCCATCTGCAGCAATTATGAAATTTGTCGAAGGATTAGGGAAAGCCGAAGAACAAGGTTCGTCTGCAATTAGTGTGTTGGATGACATGGGTATAACTGAAGTTCGGTTAAGAGACAGTTTGCTGCGTGCAGCTAATGCCAGCGGAGTATTTGCTGGGGCGGTAGAAATGGGTAACAAAGCATTCGGAGAAAATACTGCACTTGCTGAAGAAGCTGGCAAGCGTTACGAAACAACGGAATCCAAACTAAAAATGCTTAGAAATGAGGCAGTGAATGCTGCTATTGATTTGGGAGGTCCTTTTGTTGATGCATTAAGAGATGGATTAGAATCGAGCAAACCTCTAATCAAACAAATCGGTAATCTAGCTGAGGCGTTTAGCAATGCAGATCCTAAAACCCAACAGATGATCGTAAAATTGATAGCTGCTACTGCGGCCGCTGGCCCTTTGTTATCAATTACCGGAAAATTAAGCGGCACAATTGGAGGGTTAGGAAAATCCTTTATTGATCTAAGTGCAAACATGGCCAAAAAAAAAGCTATCGATGAGGTTAAAAAATCATTTATTGATGGAGATATTTCCGCCAATGACTTTCTAAAAACTTTAGCAGGTGGGTCAGGCACCATGACACAATTTGGAGCTGCAGCCAGTGGGGCGGCAGGATCTGGAGGCATAGGAGCCATGTCGGCTGCGCTCGGTCCATTAGGTCCGCTTATTCTTGGTATCGTTGGTGTTGGTGGTGCGCTTGCAGTCGGGTATGGTGCATGGAAATTATTCGGTGAAGAAGCTTGGAATTCTAGTCAACGTGTTCAACGATGGGGAACTGATGTTGGAGAAGCAGTTGATGGCACCTTAACAAAAGTGCAGGATAATACGCAAAAAGCATCAGGGCAATTCGGTTTAATGGCAGATGGATTTGCCACTAACTCTGACTCTATGATCTCAAATTTTGAGAAAATAGGTCAGACCATTGAAGACAGCCTTGTGAAGAAAGTCGAGGGCTTGGATAAATTAATAAAAGAACTTCCTGAATCTGTTAATTCTTCTGTCAGTGAAATGGTAGAAGACGAAAAAGTTAAGGCGGAATCTGCATTACAAACAGTTCAAGAGAATACCGCAAGAATCACAGAGATAAAGAAAGCAGCTAGTAATAGCAATCGAGAGATTAGTGTATCTGAAGCAAAAATTATTCAAGATCTGGCGAAAAATACAACTCAAGCATATGTTGAAACTTTAGATGTTTCTGCAAACGAGAAGAAAAAAATACTTGCAGCCATGAACGCAGATGTAGCAAATGCAACAGAGGAAGAAGCGAAATTGTGGTTGCAATCTTTAGGTAAGCAAAGGCAGATAGCCCAGCAAAATGCAACTTTAAGTAGACAAGAAAAAGAAAAGTACCTACAAGATTTGGGATACAACTTAGATGGTGAGTTCGCTAAGAAATTTCTGGCGGCTTGGGATGAGATAAATTCAACGACTGTAAAAGGTTTTGATTCTCAAATGGAAACGATTCTTAAAAAATATCCTGAATTACAAAATGAGGTCTCTCTTGCAAACGGGCAACTAATTTCAAGTATGGGTGATTATGCTGATAGTGCAATTGCAGAAAACGAAAAAATCCTAAAGAGCGCTTCTGACTTATCAAGAGAATTGGCATCAAATGCAGAAAAGAATGCGGAAAAAATCTCTTGGACTGCATCAGAATCAAGTAAGGCTGGTAAGAAAGCAGCTCAAACTTGGAATGATTTAGTTTTTGATGAAAAGACCGGAGAAGTTAAATCCAATGTTGCAGAGGTCGTTACAGAAGCTACTAAGGATTCTCTAACGTGGAATAATTTGAAGCTAGTAGTCCATGATGCCGACTTAGATAGTAATGCAAAAGACGTTATCGGTGAAGCTGCAATTGCTAATGGTTGGTGGGACGGTATGGCTTGGTCCGATAAAAAAGCAATACTACAGGACGAATTTTCGATAACAATGTACAAAGCATTAGAAGACTCGGGAAAATGGGCAGAGATGTCATTTGATGAGAAAAAAGCATTCCTTTACTCCAATACTCCTGAAGTCATGGCAGAAACAATGCTTAATTTGGGGATGTGGGAGCAATTTCAACCCCAGATTAAAAATTTGAATGCTGAAAATTATGATCTCTTAAATGCATTAAGCTTTTCGAAAACTTCATTAAACGAGTATAACGCACTAGATCCAGAAGTTAAAAGATTGATAGCAGAAGATCCAGCAACTTTAACGGTTAGTCAATCTAAGAAAATGCTAGAAACATATAACAGTGTTTCTCCAGAACTAAAAAGATTATTGGGAGACAATACAAATGTAAATAGCATATTGGCAAACTCTAAGAGCAAAATCAATGATTACAATGCTACTGGCGTTGGTGCGAAACATTTACATGCAACAGCAGATTATTCTGAAGTACTAAGAGCGAAGAGTGAAATTGCTCAAGTATATAGCAAAAATGTGGTAATCGATGTTGAGTATCGTGGGAGAAGAACAGGACAAACAGCTATTCCAAATGCCAAAGGAACAAATTACCACCCGGGTGGAGATATGATCGTAAATGATCAATCAGGACCATTATACAAAGAGTTGGTTCAGTTCCCTGGTCAGGCTCCATTTATACCTCAAGGTAGAAATGTGTATATTCCCAATGCTCCTGCAGGAACGAAAGTTGCTCGAGCTAGTATCACCAAATCGATCATGCGGCGCTTGGGCATTCCAAAGTATGCTGACGGCGTGGGTATTCCGGAAGATTCCTCATTGGTTCGGAACTTGAGAAGTATGAGTCCATCTGTAGAGCCAACATCAACTACGATTGTTAATACGCAAGACTATTCGGACAAACTTGATCAATTGATTGCCATAATGTCTTCCTTTGGAAAGGATCTCCGAAACGTGAAATTTGAACTGAATCGTAGAGTTTTAGGCGATGTGATTATAGAGGAGTCTAATCGAAGAGAACGAACACAAAGCAGAGGAAGGGGGATAAGAGGTTGATATCAGATGTAACTATAATCTATAGTGGATCAATTTTAACAGAAAAAATGGACTTAGATGAAGCTCCTGATTGGGGCATACTTCCGGACGTTGAGAATGTCTATGAGGATCAAACCAAAAATGATGGTAAAAAATTTAAGTACAAACGAAATCAAGGGAAATCTATCCCTCTTAGCTTCCTGATGGCTTCCGAAGATTATATTGCTGATCGTGATGCTCTAGCCCTGATTCTGAATCAGGAAACACCCCAACAGTTGCAAATTTCCATTTTTAAAGATCGGTATTGGAATGCTATTATTGATGGCTCATCATCGTTTGTCAGAGAAATGGATGATAAGAATCAAGTAAGGATTAGTCTTTCATTTTATGTGCCAGAAGGAATCGCACATGCTACAAAGACTGATATCTATACCACTCAATCAGATACATTCACCGTCAATAATAAAGGGACATACAAATCATATCCAATCTTAGAAGCAACGATGCCAGGAGACAATGGCGTGGTTGCTTTTATCAACAATAGAGGTAAAATCTTGCAATTTGGTAATCCCGATGAAGCTGATGGAGTTGGTTACACTGAATCAGATCGTGTCATTTGGGATACGGTCATGATTGCTTCTGCTGAAGCAAGCCGGGGATGGAAAACAAATGGATACCAGTTTGACGGTTTGTGGAATGGAACGGAAAAACTAAATGCTAACGGTACTAGGAAGTTTGGATCAGATGGCGGCTACGGATTTGTAACGCCGGATTCTTACGGAACTGGCACACAAGGCTTCAAAGGTATCACGTATGGTCGTAAGGTGTCGCCTGATTCACAAGGACATGTCGGGGCAAAAGATTTTGAGTCTCGTCATGGCGTGTGGTTTGAAACTGGAAATATCCGACAAACGGGTATCTATCTTGTGGAACTGCGTGATGCTTCAGGTAAAGCGGTGTGCTCAGTGACTTTTTATAAGCTTTCTTCTTCAAATAATAATGCGAAGATTCGAATCAATGTAAAAGGTAATTGGAAAGAATGGTCCTTTCAACCGACTGCATGGAATTTCTATACCAAAAAAGGCAGAGAGTTTTCGATTGTGAAAGAAGGGAACTTGTTGAGATTCCATGTTGGGGGAGTCGCCAACGGCGGCTTTATCCATTCCATTCGATTAGATGAATTGAAAGACGTTGAAGTGACCGATGTTGTTTATTATATGGGAGTTCCTGTAAATGGCACACCGCTATCACATATGAAACTCACTCATTCCACATTTCGAAAAGATAAAGTTGAGAAGGTTCGAGATGTGAAGAATCTTTTTGGGGAAGCTGATGTTCTGCGAGCAGATTGTAGTACGGGAATTGTCACACTAAACGGAATCGAGCAAAAAGGCTTGGGTAGTTTAGGGAATGACTGGGAAGAATTCTTTTTAGAACCTGGGATCAATCAAATCGAGTGTATTTATTCTTCTTGGGCACAAGCGCCAAGTTTTAAACTTTACAATCAGGAGGCATACTTATGATTATCTTTTTTTTCGATCGCTTCTGGAACCCTCTTGGAAAAGCCTCAGCAAAACTGCCTAAAGGAGTTACTTACTATGATGATCACGAAGTCGAAGATGTCGAAACTGGCACTTCGACTTTTGAAGTCTATGTGGGATTTGACGAAGACAATCGAAATATTGTGCGAGCATATGGTCAGGAAGCAACGTATTTTGTCACTGCTGATCAGGAAGGCCATGGAAGACTATGGTCTGTCATTGATGATGAATCAGATGAAGAAGCAATGTTTCACTACTTTTATGGTGAAGATGCGGGTATGGATCTTATTAATGAGATGCTCCCAGCGTGGGGATCGCCGGGTAGTGCTAAACCGATCGTTTATTATATCGAACGAGCAGCAGCAGACTCGGGATTTGAAATCGGAATTAATGAGATTCCTAATCTGACTCGAACGTTGGAGTGGGATGGAGAAGCGACTGGGTTAAATCGACTGCAGTCGATTTTTACGCAATTTGACAACGCAGAATTACAATTTCGCTTTGATATTGATGAAAACACACTTGAGTTAAAACACAAGTATATCGATATCCTAAAGAAACGAGGAAACGATACAGGTATTGAGCTTCGGATGAATCGTGAAGTGAAAAATATCCGAATGAAGCGCAGTCGAGCAAACATGTTTAACGCTTATCGATGTTACGGTGCAACACCTGAGGGAAAAGAAAATCCAATAACTTTAAACGGCTACTCTCTGACCACCGCACAAAAAGAAATTAATCCTGAAACCGGCAAAGCAAGATTTGTTCTGAGTGGAAATATTTTGAAAGATACCGAATCAAATGCTAAGTACAGTCGCTATCTTAATCCCTACGAACAAGGCGAAGATGAGGGATACTACACAGGTATCTATAACAGCGAAGCAACAACACAGAATGCTTTGGCCAACGAAACCATTCTTCAGTTAAAGAAGACAGGTTATCCAGAGGTAAATTACGAGGTCGATGTTATTGATGCTCCACGTACCTTAAAAGCTGGTGATTATGTTTCGATCGTCAACGATAAAGATGAACTTTACCTAGAAGGACGCATTCTTAAAACGGATCGTAGTAGGAGTAACGATACATTTGAAATTACTTTAGGAGATTATCTGATTCGTGATAGTGGAATCGCTGAACAAATTCAAGCAATGGCAGACAAGCTTAAAGGAAAAGATGGAGTAAGCAACTTCATCTTCTATGCTTATGCAGATGATGATAAAGGGACTGGTTTTAGTCTGAATCCTCAAGGGAAGAAATATACTGGTTTAACGGTTAGTTTAGTGAATCAGCAGCCGAGTGATCCAAGTGTTTACACATGGAATCTGTCAAAAGGATCGGACGGTCGAGGGATTTTAGGATCTCCCATTTCTACCTTTGCGAAGTCTAAAGATGGAACAATTCCTCCGACAACATGGTCATCGACAAGACCAAATGTAGAACCCGGGGAGTACTTGTGGACTAGAATCGTTACCACTTATACCGATAACATAACTTCTGAAACTCAGACTCCTACATTAATGGGTGCTGATGGGCCTTCAGGTTTAGGTATCAGAGATAAATCAATTAGTTATGCTGTGGGAACAAGCGGAAATACACCACCTTCAAGCGGATGGCAAGTAACAATTCCTATTGTTTCTGCAAACCAATATCTTTGGACTAGAACAACAATCGTTTACACGGATGATTCAAAAACGGATGCTTATTCGGTAGGGAAGATGGGTGCAGATGGTGCGAATGCTAAGTTGCTCTATCTTACAGCTTCAGCTGAGAATATGGCTTTCAATGCCGATGATACTCCGAAGACAACTCAGACAATCAACATATCGGCAAAACTTCAAAACGTCACAGGAACAGCAACATTTACGGCTATTCCCTACATTGGTAACACTGCTCAAACAGCAATCACTCTTGGTGGAACTGGCAACACAAGAACTTTGACAAGTTCGCAGTGGACAAACAAAGATTGGACGCTGATCGCAATTACCGCAACTTTGGATAATTTAAGCGACACACTGAGTATTGTAAAGGTAAAAGATGGAAAAGAAGGCGAAACATACTACCCACATCGTGGATATTTGATGGCTGATGGTACACTTGTGAATCAGGTTCCTAACACTAACGATTTGCGTATTGCT